GAAGATAACTTAATAGAAGTTAATATTGGTTCTTAATTATAATAATGTTCAACGACTATCGAAAAGGTAATATGAAAGAAAAATTCATATAAGTAACTGAGTAGAGTAGGATAAATAATCCGAAATGGGAAGAATCTTGCAAACGGTAATAGAATGTAAGATTATGATATAGTCTGATCTCTATGGTAACATAGAGTTAACATAAATGAACTTTGAAAAAATGGTTGGTTGGATCGGTAGACTTTTTGCCGCACTTTAAATAAAGTGAAAAAATTCTTTAATTGCTGGAAACTCCTTATACTTACAGCACTATAAGGACAATCAGCAGCGAAGTATTTATAATACATTAAATATCGGAAGTAATTCTGAAAGATATGATTTTAAATAAACGTTCAACGACTAGGCGCAAGCCGTAAATTATGAAATATATTGTATATAAAACAACGAATATAGTTAATAACTATATTTATATTGGGGTACATAAAACATTGAATCCTAACGTATTTGATGGATATTTAGGTTGTGGAGTAAGAATAAATAAACCCACAACTTATGAAAAAGGTAAAACCTGTTTTCAACAAGCTGTAAAACAATTTGGATATAAAAATTTTAGAAGAGAAACACTCTCAATATTTGATACTGTAGAAGAAGCTTATGAACTTGAAGGTTTAATTGTAAATGAAAATTTTCTGGCAAGACCTGATGTTTATAATATGATTTTAGGAGGTCAATTAAATAATACAAAAGGAAGGCGTGTATATCAGTATAATATTAAAACTGGAATTTTTGAAAAAGAATATGAAACATGTGTTAAAGCCTCTGAGTATTTGAATTGTTCACCTCAAACTATAAGTAGAGGTATTCTAAATTTTTATAGTGTAAAAGGAGTTATTTTATCATACTTGAAACAAGATAATATAGATATAACACCTTACATAAATAAACTTGAATCTATTAAAGTATATCGGTATAAAAATACTGGAGAATATGATGGAGAATTTAATTCTTTAAGCGAAGCTGGAAAATATTCTCTAGATACTACAGCCGAATATATTAAAAAGGCTACAACTTTAGGATATCTTGTTAAAAATTCTTTCTATTTTTCCTTTTATAAAGATACTAGTTATGATAAAGCTAGAAATAAACAAATCTTAGAAAGAGAAGTATTTATGTATAACTCAGAAGGAGAATTTGTAAAAACCTATTCTTCTCAAAGAGAAGCAGAAAAAGATAATCCAAATTGTAATATTACAAACAGTATTAAATCTAAAAAGCCTGATATAAATGGCAATCTTTGGGCATTAGTTAGATTAAAAGTTTATAATAAACCTATCAAAAAATCAGCTAAAAAAGTTGGAAAATTTGATGATAAAAATAATTTATTACAAACTTGGGACTCATCTAATTTATGTGCTAAAGAAGTTGGAACTGGAGTAAAACAAGTTTTGCAAAATAAATTTACACATCATAAAGGATTTATATATAAATATATAGATTAATTGAAATGGGAATTAATTACGCAAAGTAATTAAAGATATAGTCTGAACACTATAGTAATATAGTGATAACATTATTGGAAATTCGCTGTGATATTGATGCTTCTTCGCGTTATCTCGCAATGGAAGATTCATTCGTAAAAGTAGTTGAGGAAGGTACTGGTAATTCTAAATCTCACATCTTTAAGATGCCAGGTATGAAGAAAGTATTGCTCGATAACTTTATGGATGCTCGTAATAATGGTATGATCTGGAATAAGACTACTATGGACGCTAATGGCAAATGTACTCTTCATGATCGTCAAGGTCGTGATTTGATTTGCGGTGATGGTGTAGTAGCTCAGATTTCTCGTTATTGCGGTAAAACAAATTATACAAAGCTTAGTGTAAATATTCTTCAGCAGGTTATTCAGGATCTTGCAGACAAGTGTGAGGAGAGTATGGGTAATCATTTTATTTTTGCTACAAATGATCGCTTATATGCTGATCTTCAGAGCTCTTGTGCATCTTTTTTGCATAATCATAATGTAGATGAACAGTATATGTACTCTAAGTTTGAGAATAACAAGATTAAAGTAGGCGCAACTTATGGCGCATTTGAATGGATGGGTAAATAACATTGCCCATGGCGATTGAAAAATCGTAAAAATATAAATTTATTTAATTGCTGGAAACTCCTTAGAGCTATTTCACTATAACAGAATTCGAAAGAATATATGTGAATGTTTAAAAACGAAATAGATTGGACAATCAGCAGCTGAGCTCCTAAAGCCATTTAGGTATGGAGAGAGTTCATCGACTATCCTATATAGGAGTAGATGGGAAAATAAACCTTTCGAAATAATAAACATCTTATGGAATTAAAATACATAGTTTATATAACAGTTAACACCGTTAATGGTAAATTTTATTTCGGTGTACATGAGACAAATCCTGAAGTATTTGATGGATATATAGGTGATGGTGTTTATAGACAATCTAATGCTAATGATAATAGAGCTTTTCATAAAGCTGTTAGAAAATACGGTTATGACAAATTTAAACGCACAACTATTAAAATATTTCCTCATACTGAAGAAGGACTTAAAGCAGCATTTGATTTTGAAGCTGAGATTGTAAATAGTACTTTATTAAAAAGTAAAACATGTTATAATACAGCTCTTGGAGGACAAGGTGCTCCTAGACCTGATATACGTAAAACAGTATATATGTTTGATTTAAATGGTAATTATTTACGTAGTTTTAAATCAGTTAAAGATGCAGCAGTATATTTACAAACTGATAATATAAATTCTTCTTGTAAATCAATTAGAAATAATTGTTTAGGAAAAACTCAAAGTAGTTTAGGATATTTTTGGAGTTATAAAAAAGAATTTACTTATAAAAAACCAGAACTTTGGAAAAAAATTGCACAATATACTCTTTCTGGTAAATTTATTAGAACATTTAATAATATCGCAGAAGCTGAAGAAACTCTTCAAATATCTACTATAAATCAAGCAATTAGAAAAAATTATGCATGTGGAGGATATCAATGGAAATATTTTGAAGGAGAAATTCCACTTGAAATTCCTAAATATATAAGTACTTGCAATAAAAATTTAATTATACCTATTTTAATGTTTGATTTAAATAATAACTTAATTAAGGAATATAATTCAGTTAAAGAATGTATTAAAGATAATACAGATAAAAATTTTTCAACTGGACAAATTAATAGAGTTATTAAAAATATTATAAAGTCTCATAAAGGATATGTATTTAAATATAAAGATGATGATATAGTCAGTCTAGATTAGAAATAATTTAGGTTTCGAATGTTATTTCATTTAAGCTCGATAGGGCATTGACTAACGAATATGCAGATCGTGGTTACGGTATTCTCGTAGACCTTACTTCAGATTCAACTTCTGGTATGAGTCCACTTCAAGCTCTTACATTACGTAACAAACAGATGATTCAGAATAATCTTGATGGTGTAGGTGTTAAAGATGGTTCTGTTTCAACTGCAGTTGCAGGTCAGAAGATGATTATTAGTGGCTTAACAATACGATATTAATGCAATACTGCAAGGTCACTTTAAACTCTTTTAATTGCTGGAAACTCTTTAGAGCTAGTTTAACTACAACGTAATCTGTAAAGATAAGCGTGAATGTTTAAAAATAAACTAGATTAGACAATCAGCAGCTAAGACTAGGTAAAATAGCAAACGTTTAACGGAGCTCCTAGTAAAGTTCAACGACTAATCCTTTAATGGATGTACATAAAAAATAATTTATGGAAACGGAGAGTAATTTAAAATCTATATTATATATGACAGTAAATACTGTCAATCATAAAATTTATATTGGTGTACATATTACTGAAACTCCTTATGAATTTGATAATTATTGGGGAGATGGTATTACAGGTACAAATTCTTATTGGTTTAAACATCCAAAATATCCTTTTCAACGAGCATGTAAAAAATACGGATTGGATGCTTTTAGAAGATATACATTACAAGTATTTGATGATTATGAAGAAGCTTTAAAAGCTGAAAAAGAAATAGTAAATGAAGAATTTATTAATAGAGTAGATACTTATAATGTTGCTTTAGGAGGTGGAAGTGGTTTAATAACTTCAACTGAAAAAGAAGTATTTCAATATAACATTAACGGAGAATTTATTAAAGCATATAGATCTCGATCTGATGCTGCAAGAAAAAATAATGTTAATGTTATGACAATAATACATGCTATTCAATGTAAAAGTTTTAGTGTAAATTCATATTGGTCAGAAACTAAAAAAGCTAGAATAAATATTGATGAATTTACAAAACCTCAAAATAAAAAAGTTTATTCTTATAATCTTAAAGGTGAATTTGTTAAAGAATATGAATCTATTAGTCAAGCGGCTAAAGATTTGGATGTTACAAATAGTACTATTCAAAAAGCATTAATTTATCAAACTTTATGTCGTAAATATTATTTTAGTTATATTAAAATCGAAATGTTTATAAAAAATTCTAAAAAACGTATTAGACATACTCATATTTATAGATACTCATTATTAGGTGAATTTATTGATAAATTATCTTGGGATTAGGCTAAACAAATTTGTGGAAAAAAATATAAATATTTAAAACAAGCTTTAATAGAATCATATTCTTGTGCAGGATATTTATGGAAATATGAATAGTATGATTTTATTAAGCCTCTTAGAATAACTAAAAGAAGAAAAATAAACCAATATGATTTAGAAGGAAATCTTATTAAAGTTTGGGATTCTTATAGAGAATGTTGTAAAGAATTTAGTAAATTAAGTGAAGTACTTAAAGGAATTAGATCCCAAACTAAAGGATTTACATTTAAATATAATATAGAAGAAAATTAAAGATATAGTCTAAACAATAATGTAAGTTATTGATAATTAAATACTTGATGCAGGTATTGCACTT